AGCAGTAGCAAGGGGATTTTTTCAAGGTAATTAAATTTCAAAAATACCATCATTGGAAAAAGGAATTGGTGAGTTGTCGGTTTCGTCAGGAGCATCCTCTCCCAGGTCAAGTCTCTCCCTAGAAAGGGCAATATCTTTTTCCATCGAGTCAATTTCAGGCATAATTGTGGTCTTTATATCTCCACACCATCTCTCCCATCTGCCGAGCACAAAACCATTGACAAGTTCAATTATGATTTTTACTAATAAATACAACATAGTAATTATCCCTAATCCCAAAGAGGCTAATGTTAGCATGTATCCTTGGTTTTCATTAAAACAATGAACAGTTACCGCATCAGTATTGTTAAATAGTTTTAGACAGGTCTTTAGATTGCAAGCAGAAGCAGGTTGACTTGTTATAGAGAAACATATTATAACAACTAACCATTTCATTGCCATTCGTCCCATCTCTCCAACTCTGCCTTCAACTCCTTTTATTGCTTTTTCCAAGTGGGGTCTCATTATATTACTTCCAAAAGTGTGATTACATAATATGGCCAAACTTTCTGTTTGTCTTTGGAGAGATAGTGCTTCTTCTCCAAGGCCAGTAATACCAGCAATCTCGTTCATTGCTGTGCTGGCTTTTCTTACTTCATGAATTTTTAAAGCTGTTCTTCCACTTTCTGAGACATTACTCCTGTATCTTTCACTTTTCTTGTTTTTGCATCTCAACCAAGCTGTGATTGTTCCTATTCGGATGTCTGGTGTGTAGTCGTCTGGGTGATCATATACTTCTTCAACCATTTCCATTATTTGGTCATCTCTGAAGGCCCTCATTTTCATCATTGACTCCACTCCCAAGAAGTCTCCAGCTGCTTTCATTTGCTTTCTTATGTCTCTTCCTTCTGATTTTTTCAAACTAGAAGTTGCTTTATTCAGCATGTCGCTTGCCTTTTTCCATGGTTTTATTTCAGGATATAAGCACCTCATAACGATGTGCATTGTGGTGGCTTCTCCAGACATTAGGGGAAGATGTTCATTCTTAATCAGTTTAGCTGCTGATTTGCAGGCTGATTTTCCTCCTGTTATTGCTGAAATTATTGCTGTCCTGGTCTCAGGAGCAACATTTTTTAGAAATGCCTCTGTTTCAGCAATCAGTATTTCATGTGCCATTGTTTTGAAATCCCCTGCTTCTGCT